TTAATCAAATCATACTATCTCTTGGTGGTGTGATACAAAAGCCAGGCACAGACTTTACTGTATCGGGCAGCACACTAACATTTACAACAGCACCTGCTGCCAACACAAGTTTCTTTGCCATACTACTAGGTTCAGATAATGGTGGAACGGTGACACCGACTGATGCTTCTGTTACAAGTGCAAAACTATCTGGTAACTTAGTTACACCAGGCACGCTAGAAGTTACAGGTGGAATTACAGCAAATGGTGACATAGTTTTAACTGACGGTGACGATATTATTGCTAACACTTCTGATGGTTCTGATAATGCAACAATAGCCATAGCTGGTGGTGGTGCAAATAGTGATGGTAGAGGCGGTAGAATAAGACTTAACGGAAATGAAGTCTCTTCTGTTGGCGGAACTGTTGATATTGGAGCAGGTAATGTAAGCACAGGTCAAATTACTTTTTTGACTGGAGCAACTACAAGAATGACTATTGACGCAGATGGTCATATTACAAAACCTACACAACCAGCTTTTCAAGCTCAACCAAGTGGCGTTCAATCTAATATAGGTGATAGTGATACAATTGAATTTGCCACAGAAATATTTGACCAAAATTCAGATTATAATAATTCTACTTTTACGTTTACAGCTCCTGTTACTGGTAAATACCTTATTAGCGGTAATGTTAGAATAGATAATTTAGACATTACAGGTAGTCCTTATCATTCTTTAGTAATAGTGACATCTAATAGAGCATATTACAATTTAGTTGGTTCTAGTCACTGGGATGCGGACGCACAATACTTTTTCTTTAGTATTACTGTTTTAGCTGATATGGACGCAAATGATACTGTTTATCTGCGTTACCAAGAAAACTCTTCAGCAGCAGACCAAGCTGATGTTTCAACATCATCTTATTTTTCAGGACATTTAGCATGTTAACGAAACAATTAACCATAAAGGAGGTAAAACATGGCTGATCACAAAAAAGAAATAACATTAACAGATTTACAACAAACAATTCTGTCTAATGATTTATATAACGATACAGATAACGCTGGTCTAGATGATTGGATACAGAAAGCAGTTGATGGTAAAATCAGCAACTGTTGGAAACGTATGCAAAGAGAATGGACTCAAAAGTTAATGGATGATGATTCATTTACAGATCCTATTCCATCTAACCAAGCTGACTTTGTAGCACTGGTCACGGCTCGTTCTGATTACAAAAACAGAAAAGCTAGAGACGACGCGAGCATCTAATGTTTGGCGTTCGCTCATTTGCAGCAACAACGTTTGCCAGCACAGGTAATGATGAAAACTTTGTCATTATATCTGGTAACGCGATAACTGCATCTATAGGCGACGTTACAATTACAGGTGTTGCCGAGCATTCCGTAACGGGCAACGCGGTTACAGGCTCTACAGGATCTGTAACAGTAACAGCTGGAGCAACAGTCACAGTAAGCGGTAATGCTGTTACAGCGACAATTGGTGATACAACAATTAGCGGAGACGCAAACTTTGCAGTAACCGGTAATGAAGTCACATTATCTACTGGAACTGCGGTTGCAAAAGCAAACGCAGATGTGGCAGTCACAGGTAGTCAAATTGGCACTATGGCTACTGGAACAGTGACTATTACAGCAGATTGTGTGGTAATACCTACAGGTAGCTCAATTACTGTATCGACAACAAGCGCTGGTGTAATTACCTGGAATGAGATAAATTTAAACGCAAGTCAAACATGGACAGAAATAGCAGCATAAGGTATAAATAATTATGGCATCATCATTTTCTACATCACTAAAACTTGAAAAAATGACAACCGGTGAAAAGGCCGGTTTATGGGGCACAGTCACTAATACAAACCTTGATCTAGTAGAACAAGCTGTAGGTGGCTATGTTGAGCTAAGTTTAGCATCTGGCAACCAAACACCAGCTATCAGCGATGGCGCTGCATCAGATGGTCGTAACAAAGTCATAAAGCTTACAGGCACACTATCAGCTAACAGACAACTGATATTTCCAGACTCTTGCGAAAAGACATATCTTGTAATCGATGGCACAACTAGAAGCTCAAGTCACTATACAATAACAATTAAAACAAGCTCAGGCACAGGTGTAGCAATGCCTGTTGGATCTACGATGCTTGTAATAGTAGATGGCACAAACGTAATTACAGGTATTACACAAAAAGGTTATGTTACTACAACAAGTGCATACACAGCAGTAAACGGTGACCAAGTAATTGTAGATACAAGTGCAGCTGCAGTAACAGTCACACTACCTGCAAGTCCGGCTGTTGGTAACGAGGTGCATTTCTTAGATGGTAAACTTAATTTTAATTCTAACAATTTAACGATTGGCAGAAACAGTCAACCCATACAAGGTGTCGCTAGTGATCTAGTTGTAAATACAAACGGGCAAAGCTTTACACTTGTATATGCAAATTCAACAAAAGGTTGGGTAAAGAAACATTTTGCTGGAACGTAAGAGGTTTACATGGCTCTTATTGAACTACAAATACAACCAGGTATAGATAAACAGAATACAACCAAGGGTGCAGAAAACCGTTGGATTGACAGTGACAACGTACGTTTTAGATATGGACTGCCAGAAAAAGTTGGTGGTTGGTCATCTCTTGTAAACGAAAGTATAGTTGGTGTGGTTAGATCACAACATCCGTTTTTAGATATTTCAGGAAACAGATATGTAGCACTGGGCACAGATAAGTTTTTACTATTATACTTTGAGGGACAGTTGTTTGACATATCTCCTTTAGACACCAGTCTTAGACAAACAAGTTGCACGCTTGCAACAACAAACGAATCAACAGCAGTGACAATCACTACAGGATCAGATCATTCATTAGAGGTTGGTGATATAATTTTACTTGACTCTGTAACCTTGCCTAGCGGAACGGGGCTTAGTGCATCAAACTTTGAAGATGCAAAGTTTATGGTCAACACAGTTCCTAGTCCTAAAACATTTACAATTACATCAAGCGCTGCTGCAAGTGCAAGTATATCAACAGGTGGATCAACAACACTAGAAGTATACACAAAAGTTGGACCACAAAAACAAACATACGGATACGGTTGGGGCGTGGGTCCATGGGGTGGTAATGTGATAGGAGCTACAACATCCACCATAAACGAAGGTGGCACGTTTAGTGACAGTGATACAACTTTGACTCTTACAAGTGCGGCTGCTTTTCCAAGCTCTGGCACAATACAAATAGGTAGTGAGCTAATAACATACTCTGGTAAATCTAGTAATGATTTAACAGGACTATCAAGAGGTGCAAGCGGCACCACTGCTGCGTCTCACTCTAATGGTGCAACCGTTACAAACGCATCAGACTTTAGTGGATGGGGCATAGCCATACCTGCAGATCAAGCAACACTAGAACCAGGGCTTTGGTCACTGGATAATTTTGGTGAGGTATTGGTTGCAACTATTGCTAATGGTGAAACATTTACATGGAATGCTGGAGTGACCACACCAACTTCAAACAGAGCATCAAAGTCTACTACTAACTTTTTAACAAGTAATAATCCCACAGCATCAAGACTTACGCTTATATCTCCAACAACCAGACACTTGATACACTTTGGTACAGAAACAACCATAGGAACAGCAAGCACACAAGACGACATGTTTATACGTTTTTCTGTGCAAGAAGATATAAATACATTTACACCTACCTCAACAAACACTGCAGGCACATTAAGATTACAAGACGGCACAAAGATAGTTGGAGCACTAAAAGCAAAAGAAAGTATTTTAGTATTTACAGATAACGCTTTGTACACAATGAAATACATTGGTTCTCCTTTCTATTTTGGTGTTGAACAAGTGGGCACAAACTGTGGTCTGGTGGGTCGTAACGCTGTCGTTGAAGTTGATGGTATTGCATATTGGATGAGTTCAAAGGGTTTCTTGTATTATGATGGTACGGTAAAAACATTACCTTGTGCTGTTGAAGATGAAGTGTTTGATAATTTTGACACAACAAAAGGTCAACAAGTTGCAGCAGGACTTAACAATTTGTTTTCTGAAATAAGTTGGTGGTACCCTGCTAACAGTGATTTTAATAATAAGGCTGTTTCGTATAATTATGCAGAGTCTGCACCGATTCCTGGTGGTGTGTGGGCGCTGTCAACAGAGGCAAGAACTTCTTGGATGGATGCAAAGGTATACGAAAAACCATACGCCACAAAGTTTGACACAACCGGCACAGGTAGTTTTCCTACAATATTAGGAGAGAGTGGTTTGGGGCAAACTAAATACTTTCAACATGAAATAGGAACAGACCAAGTTAATGAAGATGGCACTGTTACAACAATAGCCTCTAATATAAAATCGTACGACTATGATTTACAAGATCAAGGTGGAGGTGGTAATAAGTTTGTATCTGTGAGTCGTTTCATACCTGATTTTAAAAACTTAGACGGTAATGCAAATGTAACTTTATCTGTAAAAAGATTTCCGTCACAAACAGAAACATCATCAACCAATAGTCCTTTTACAATTACTTCGTCTACAACTAAAAAAGACACAAGAGCGAGAGGTAGATATGTAAGTGTAAAAATAGAAAACACAGCCGTTAATGAGTCTTGGAGATACGGCACTTTGATGTTAGACGTAAAACCAGATGGAGGTCGATAATGTCAAGAATAGTTGTTAGATTACCAGAACCCAAAGAGGATTATGAAGTTAGTACACAAAGACAAATTAACAGAGCTGTGTCTGGTGTGGTAGAACAATTAAATACAAGCTATCAACAAGTTTTAAAAGATGAACAAGAGCAGGAGGCTTTCTTTTTTTCATAATGTCCAATAATTTTAGAAACTCAAAAGTAGATCTTACAACAACGGACAACACAGTTTTATACACTGTGCCAGCTGAAAGCACAGCTATTGTAAAGTCTATACTTGTATCCAATGACGATGCTAGTAATGCATGTGAAATAACTGTAACATTGTTAAACACTGGTAATACCGTATTTAGTTTGTTTAAACAGAAAGACATATCTGCTAAAACAACTGTAGAACTATTGACCAACCCTTTGGTCATGAATGAAGATGAAGAGTTAAAAGTACAAGCTGAGAATGCAAACGACTTGCACGTTATCTGCTCGTATTTAGAAATAAAAAGAGAGTTTCAGTAAGGAGGAACTATGGCATTTGAAGAACCAGGATCGGTAGCATACCTATACGAGGGCGATAAAAAGATAGCTCAAATAAAGGTTGATACTACTGTGGTATTAAAAAACTTAAAAACAGGCAAAGAATATGACTCTGACGCCGAGGGCGACGCTGATGTAGACGACCCAAATACGGACACGAAGAGGGAAGATATATCAAGAAGTGTCTACATAAAGGTGGCTAAAATGCCTGCTGTGGGCGCAGAATCGTAGTTGCAATTTATGCGAAAAGACAGTAAATTCAGTAAAAGCCTTATATCAAGCATAGGCCACTTGCATCATCACAATACAGGAATATAAGGAATGCCAGTTCACGATAAGATAATACCTAGAGAAATAAGTGATTTTACCAGAGAGGTTGAGGATTTTGTACGTCCAGTCACAGATCCAGTGAGAAGATTTGTAGCAAAAGCTATTCCTAGAGAAATTAAACCTTTTGTAGCGCCCGTGGCAGCCATGTACATGCCTTTTGGGTTACCTGCCGCATTAGGTGGTCAATTCATGACAGGTTTTGCCACTGACCTTTTTACACAAAAACTAATACAAGATCCAGATGATGACACTGATATAGATTATCTAGGGGCACTTTTATCTGGTGTAGGTAGATCAGTTGCTAAAGCAGATATACCTAGTGAAAGATTTGCAGACCCCGCATCAAAAAACGTAACTGCAACTGCATCATCACCAGTGGGTGATTTACCATTTAGTCCTGGACCGGACATGGCTGTTGGAGGGACAAGCACGCCCTCTTTAGCTATGGCCACACCAACTGGTCAACCACCTGTTCCTGGCCTTCAAACATCGGTGCCGACAGCACAACCTTTTACTACAACTTATGCTCCGATTGAGGGACTATCTAGATCACCAGGAATGTTTGGCAGTGCAAGTGAATATCAAAGAGCTGCTGATGCTGCAGCAAAATTTAATACGGGACAATTAGTTCCTGGAAGTGGAATTGCTGGTTCTATGACAGCTGGAGACACAGCTACAAATTTAGCAAGAGCAACGGATGCTAGCATACAATCAGTGTTTGACCCAGCAACAGCATTTTCAACAGGTGCCGGAAGTGGTGGTCCAATAAGTGGACCGATTTTGGGAGCAAGTAAATTAGCAACAGGTGCCACACTCACAAGAGTGCCCGCTGCTGTAAAAGCTGCACAAGAGGCCGAGGACGCGTATGAAGATTATTTAAATCAATTAGACGCAGACGCGCGTGCGTCAGGTGAGGCTTTTGAAGAAGAAAGAAAACAAGCATACCTTGGAACATTTAGAAGAAGAAGAATTGATGTAGATACGACTCTTAGAGTGATGCGAGAAAATGGCATAAACGTAACAAGAGAAGAGATTGAAGAAAGCAGAGCAACAGCTGCAAGTGGTGGTCGTATTGGTTTTGCAGAGGGCACGCAAGTAGAACACATGACTATTGGTGATTTTGTAAAAGCCGAAGAAGCAAGAACAAAGTTTCTTGATCAGATACAAAGAAAGATGCAAGCGCAAGAGTTTAACATGAGACAGAATCAACCATCAGGTATAGGTAGAGCTTTAAATATGATGAACCCTTTTGATAAAGACCCGATGAGAGAACAACCAATTATGGACATGAAAACAAGATATATGGATATGATGTTTGATATGAGAAAGAAAAGCATGGAAGACGCTACAAAGCTTAGAGAAGAAATGCTTAGAGAAGAAATGCGTAAGAAAAACAGAAAAGATGATTTTAATAATATTGTAGATATGCTTGACGATAGATTTTCAGAAAACAGACAACAAAGAAAAACAGCAAGTAAGGGCGGACGTATGACGCCAGAGGGTGACCCAATATCACCAGACGTGCCAAAAGGCATGCAAATGGATTTACGTAACGGTGGTTTCATACCTCTTGGCACTAAACCAAGAGCCGACGATGTGCCAGCCATGGTAGGTAAAAATGAGTTCGTGTTGAATGATCGTGCGGTATCTGGTATAGGTAAGATGTTAACCGGTAATCCAGACCCAAGAGC